GCAGTAACCGACCAAAACCGGACCGAGTTAGATGCTATTACCAAACTGTTACTAAAGGGCATGGACTCACGCGCTTTGCAGCAAGAAATGGCCCGCAGAGATGCGGAACAAGGCCAAGTTGCCTCGTTTGCTGAGAGCGAAGTAAATATGAATGAGTCACCATTTTTGCGTGAAGAAATGGCGATTGCCCAGCAACCTATGGTGAACCCTGGAATAGATGATCAAATGGCAGCGCAGTTTGCAGCACAAGAAATGCAACCGCAGCCGTTAGAGCAACCTGCAATCCCTGGCGTACCAATGGGGCCTCGTTGACAACTATCGAAAAACAGTTTCTAATAGATTTAACCTACCGATGGGTTCATCGGGTTTATTCTTGGAGTTAATCCATGTCCGATGCAGAAGTAGTGCAGGAACCAGCAAGGAAACAAGCTGCGAACCTGGTAACAAATGAGAATTTAGCTGAGTTTAATGCACAAAAACTTGGTTTAGCCACTCAGGAAACTCCAACTGAGGCCGCAGAAGCGGAGCCGGTTGTTGAGCAAGAGCGGAGTGAACCAGAGGCAGAAACAGAGGCTGCTGCAGGTGAAAAGAAGCACAACCCGAAACTTGAGAAGCGGTTTTCAGAACTGACCAAGCAGCGCGAAGCGGCCCGCCAAGAAGCGGATCGTGAGCGTACGGCTCGTGAGGCTCTTGAGGCGCGATTGAGGGACATGGAAGCTAAGGCTAATCCGCCAAAATCGGAAGAACCAGACCCTAAACCAGACCCATCGCAATTTAATGATGCCCTAGAGTATGCTGAGGCTCTGGCCGAGTGGACTACTGATCGAAAGATGCGGGAGCGGGATCAAGCAGAACTTGCTCGTAAAGTTGAGGCGGAACAGTCGCGGATGCGACAGAAGTTCCAAGAACGACTAGATAATGCGAAACAAGATTTGCCGGATTATGAGGAAATGATTGCGTCAAGCGATGTCTCGGTGTCACAACCGGTCACCGATGCAATTATTGAGAGTGATGTAGGCCCACAAATCCTATATTACTTAGCCGAAAATCCAGAGTTCGCTCGTGATTTGGCGGATAAATCCATCACTTCACAACTCCGTGCCATCGGGCGTTTAGAGGCTAAATTTGAGAAATCAGAGCCAACTAAACCGAGCGTAAGAGAACCTGTTGCGAAGAAGTCAAATGCTCCGGCACCGATTAACCCATTGAAAGCCGGTGGTAATCCTAGTGATATTGCTTTGGATTCCGACCGTAAGTTTCATGGCACCTACCAGCAATGGAAAGCTGCAAGGGCCTCTGGGAAGATTAGATGACGGATAACTTTAAAATTAATTTGGAGAATTATCATGGCAAATAACTTGCTAAGCATCTCCATGATCACCAACGAGGCGTTGATGGTCTTGGAAAACAGTTTGACCTTTACTGGTCGTGTAGACCGTAACTATGATGACCAATTTGCGGTTATCGGTGCAAAGATTGGTAACACAGTCAATGTACGCCGTCCTGGCCGTTTCATTGGTACCACCGGACCGGCTTTAAATGTCGAGGACTTCAACGAGACCTCAACCCCTGTGACCCTCAGCACTCAATTCCATGTGGATACGCAGTTCACAACACAAGATTTGACCTTATCGTTAGATATGTTCTCTGACCGTGTTTTGAAGCCAGCAATCGCTGCTATTGCCAACAAAATTGACTTTGACGGCACCACAATGGCAGTAGATAACACAGCTAATACCGTTGGTACAGCTGGTGTAGTTCCATCTGACATCGCAACATTCCTAACCGCCCAGGCTTATTTGGACGGCGAAGGTTCGCCCCGCGATGGCAAGCGTTCTTGCGTGGTTGATCCCTTTACAGGTGCCTCGATTGTTGGCTCCTTAAAAGGTCTCTTTAACCCACAAGGCACTATCTCTGGTCAGTACGAAAAGGGAATGATGGGTCGCGACACCATTGGTATGAACTGGTATATGGACCAAAACATTGTGTCCCATACTTATGGTTCTTACTCAACCGCCACATTGTCTACCAACACCAGCACATTTACTGGTTCGTTGACAACTGGCTGGGCTCAGACCTCGACAATTACCATTGCAGCTGCAACCGCTAACGCCAACTTGAAGCAAGGCGATACGATTCAGATTGCTGGTGTATTCGCAGTCAACCCACAGAACCGCCAGCCATACGGTGGTAATGTATTGCGTAACTTTGTAGTTACTGCCGATACAACCATCACTTCTGGCGGCACAGCATCTGTAACTGTTTCCCCAGCGATTATTACTGCTGGCCAGTTCCAGAATGTGAGCGTATTGTCTACCTCGTCAACTGCAGTTGTCACACCGTTCAACAAGACCGGTATTGTCAGCCCACAGAACTTGGTATTCCATCGCAATGCGTTTACCCTGGCTACAGCCGACCTCCAATTGCCTGACGGCGTACATTTTGCAGGTCGTGCAAGCGATAAGGACAATGGTTTGTCGATTCGTGTGGTGCGTCAATACACCATTAACAACGACTCCATCCCAACCCGTTTAGATGTTTTATACGGCTGGGCTCCGCTTTATCCAGAACTCGCCTGCCGCGTAGCAGCTTAATAGGAAAGGAACCTAATCATGTCAAATCCAGGACCAGCAAGTACCCAAACCTCCAACTTCCTAATGAACGGAAGTGCAGCCGATGGTGTTTTACTCGGCATTGCAGGAGGTGAGGTTGGTTTTTACGGCGAGACTCCAGTAGTTCAAGCCGCTGCAATTACATCTTTGGCTGCAACCCCAACTACTGCTGAAACGGTAGCTGCTGTTAATGCCATCATTACAGCGTTAAAAAACATTGGCATTACTGCTTAAAATGTTTGTTTGATTGGAAAGGCCACCCCCATAAAGGGTGGCTTTTTCCATTTACGGAGACTGCATGAAACACATTATGATTGCAATGCCGGCCTATACTGGCACAGTTCATATGGGAACAATGCGTTCCTTATTTACCGATTTAATCTCTTTAATCAAAAGAGGCGATAAATTTACCTTAGTTGATGACATTGGAAATGCGTTAATTGCCGATTGTCGAGGCGTAATTGCCACTAATTTTTATCATTCCGACTGCGATGAGTTAATTTTTATAGATTCAGATGTGGCCTGGCAAGCTGGTGCTTTGTTAAGGCTAGTAGACGCGCCCGTTGATCTAGTTGCCGGAATATATCCCTCAAGAGCAGAGCCCATAAAATACAATGTTCGTTACCTAGATAAACCTGAGTTATGGGCCGATCCGGTTACCGGATTATTGGAGGTTCAATGCGCTCCCACGGGATTTATGAAAATTAGTCGTAATTGCATAACAAAAATGATTGAGGCCTATCCAAAGACTGGATTTCACCATGAATGCAAAACAGAGCAGTTTTATCCATTATTTGACTATATTTATAACGAAGAATTGAAATATAAATTTGGCGAGGATTATTCTTTTTGTATTAGATGGCGAGATATTGGCGGCCAAGTATGGGTTGATCCAGAGATAGAAATGGGTCACATAGGACTAAAATGTTTTCAAGGACACTTTGGAAATTGGCTTAAAAGTAGGATAATTAAACAAACTTAACCATAAGGATTAATCATGGATTCCCTTAAAATTCTTTCTCCAACCTATCGGCTGGACCTTACAACTTCCGCATCATCCGCTTTACAACTAATCCCAGATACGCCAACCCTTGCATTTCGTGTGGCTATCCTAAATACTGGAACGGGTACGGCAGCGATTACTTTTGGCACAACTGATTCCAATATGGCTACCCCTGCGATTGCGTCAACTGGTGGCAGCGGGTCATTTATCTTGGCTCCAAGTATGTTTTTGCCAATTATTATTGATTGCCCAAGACCCAACTTTTTTATTAAGGCTATTTCGTCAACAACAAACACGCTTTATTTGACGCTCGTAGCTAACGAATAAGGGATTTACCATGTCCAACGACACCGCAAAGACTATAACAACCAATATAGTGCCGGTCCAAGGAACTTTTGAGCCCTTGCCGCCGTATGAGTGCATTAACTTAATTGGACCTGCTGGAACGCCGTTTTTTGCCCCTACAAACCCTAATTTGGATGGGGTAAGCATTACCAATAGCACGATTAATAGCACTACGATTGGGGCAACAACCCCGTCAACTGCGGCGTTTACCTCGGCAAGCGCAACAAGTCTGCCTGTTGGCGGTAATGACCTAACCAATAAAACCTATGTTGACGCGGCATTGGCTGGTATTTCTTGGAAAGAGCCAGTTCGTGCCGGAACAACGGCCAACATTACCCTATCAGGCGCACAAACAATTGATGGCGTGGCAGTCGTTGCTGGTGATCGAGTATTGGTAAAAGACCAAACTAACGCAGCGCAAAACGGTATTTATGTGGCAGCTGCGGGCGCGTGGGCAAGAGCAGAAGATGCCAATACTTGGGACGAATTGGTGTCTGCTTTGGTTTTTATAACCTCCGGTGGATTATCCGGTTCAGCTTGGTATTGCTACATTCAGCCAGGCGGCACTCTTGGAGTTACCGCGGTCAATTGGTCAAACTTCCAAGTGTCTGGCGCTTATTTTGCTGGCACCGGTTTATCGTTAGCAGCAAATACTTTTAGCATTACCAATACTGGTGTTTCTGCCAATACTTATGGATCGGCTAGCACGGTTCCAGCCATTGCAGTCAATGCCCAAGGTCAGATTACTAGCGCAACTAATACAAGTATTGCTATTGCAGGCAGCCAAGTTACTAGCGGAACTATTGATACTGCTAGAATTTCAGGTTCTTATACAGGCATTACCGCGGTTGGTACGCTATCTGGATTGACAGTCAGCAGCACAATTACCGGCTCGATTTCGGGTAACGCAGCCACCGCAACAACTGCAACCACGGCTACAACGGCTACAACGGCCACCAACCTTGCAGGCGGCGCAACTGGTTCTATTCCCTATCAAAGTAGCGCTGGAACAACAACATTTTTAGCAGCTGGCAGCAACGGTCAAGTATTAACTTTGGCTGGTGGCGTACCAACATACGCGACACCAACCACGGGAACGGTCACCTCTGTAGGCGGTACTGGAACGGTATCTGGCATTAGTTTGTCGGGAACGGTAACAAGCAGCGGAAACCTTACACTTGGCGGCACATTAGACTTATCCGCGCCCCCAACCATTGGTAATACAACTGCAAATACAATTCGTGGCACAACCGTTACCGCAACTACTGGTTTTGTAGGTACTAATTTTGATGCTGCAGGATCAGGCGGTGGTAATTTAAGAAATTCTAGTGGAACCCCTCAAATTCAATGGGGCGGCGGTGGTGGTAACAATGTTTCTATTGATGTAGCAACTAACATTAATCCAGCAAATGCTGCGGTAGCAATTAGTCCTACCGGAACTGGAACTGTTGCAATATCGCCTGCGGGCGCGTTGACTGTAAATCCAACAACCGCATCAACCATGAACAATGTGGCTATTGGCGGAACAACGCCGCTGGCTGGCACATTTACTGATTTAAGGGTAAACAACACTATTTCTTTGGCCGGAACTACCGGAACGGCTGGATTTGTTTTGACTTCCAATGGCGCATCTGCCCCAACCTGGCAATCTGCAGCAGGCGGTTTAACAATTACAGACGATACGACTACAAATGCAACTCGTTATTTAGCATTTACAAGCGCTACAAGCGGATCAATTACTGGTCAGAATGTATCATCTACCAAGTTGCAATTTAATCCCTCTACTGGATTTTTAGCATCAACTGGAACAATTGTTGGTGCTGGCACAGTATCAGCCCCAGCCATTACATTTACTGGCGATACCAACACAGGTATTTATTCCCCAGCAGCCGACACTATTGCCTTTACAGAAGGTGGTGTTGAGAGTATGCGGATTGATTCATCAGGTAATGTGGGTATTGGCACTACTAGTCCGTCTGCACCATTAGATATACAAAGCGACTCAGGCGGTACTGGAATTAGAGTTCGTGGCAGAGCAAGCGCAAACGCTGGAGCAATTCGTTATTTTGCTAACGACAATACTACGCAACGAGCAAGAATTGAGTCCAACGACACTAGTTTGGAAATTAATTCTATTTCAAGCCTACCCATAACAATTCTTACAGCCAACGCAGAACGGATGCGTATTACCTCTGGTGGTGATGTTTGCATTGGAACAACAACTGCCAACGCAAAGCTAGAAGTTGTTGGCGGTCAGTTTCGTGTAGCAAATACATCAACTGCTGCACTTTGTATTATTAGCACCGATAGCACCTCAACCAACGGCATTACCATTGAATCTTCTTACTATGGTGGTGCTGGATATGGACCAATGAAGTTTAATGCTGGTGGTTCAGAACGGATGCGTCTTGATACTTCTGGTAATCTGTTATTCAACTCAGGTTACGGCTCAGTAGCTACAGCATACGGTGTTCGTGCTTGGGTTAAGTTTACTGGTTCTAGCGGCGCTATATCTTCATCTGGTGGGGTATCTTCTGTAACTAGAAATAGTACAGGCCATTACACAGTTAATTTATCTTTTACTATGCCAGATGCAAACTACGCCGTTACTGCTATGCCATTTAATCAATCAAGTGGTAGTGGAACACGCTGTATAGTAGGTGAAGGCACCCCAACAACTACAAGTTTCCAAATATTTAACATGCTTTTTAACGGCTCTCAAGAAGACGCTAACACAGCAGTTATGGTAACTAGATAAGGAAATAAAATGTCACAAGTAATTATTTTTACTAACGAAAATGGGAATGTATCAGTTACGTACCCAACACCAGAATATTTAGAGACAAACACAATTGAAGACGTGCTGGCTAAGGACTGCCCAGAACACGCTATTATTGTTGATGCCTCAGAACTGCCAGAAGACGCAGCTGACTTTTTTGACGCATGGCGTTTAGTTGATGGTGTTGTTTCTGTTAACTTAGCTGCGGCTAAAGAAATAACAAAAACTCGTTTACGTGCAGAACGTACACCACTATTGCAAGCACAAGATGTAGCCTTTCAGAGAGCATTAGAGTCTGGTGCAGATACGACTGCTATTGTTGCTGAAAAACAGAGATTGCGTGATATTACTAACTTGGCTGATACAGCTACAACCTTAGACGAACTAAAGGAAATTACAGTATGAGCTTTACATGGAATGTAGTACAGATGGACAGACTTACTTCTGATGGCTTTGTAGTTACAGTACATTACACAGTAAACGCAGTAGATGGTGATTACTCTGCGTCTACCTACGGCACAGTAGGTTACACAGAGCAACCTGGCAAGCAATACATTCCTTACATTGATTTGACTGAAGCTGAAGTTGTTGGCTGGGTGCAAGAATCGCTTGGCAAAAACACAGTAGAGGAAGGTTTGGCAGCACAGATTGAAGCGCAAAAGAATCCGGCACAAGAGTCTGGTGTACCTTGGTAATTAAAGGCAAATAATGACTGAATATCAATGGACAATATTAGAAACTCTTATTATTGATGGGGCTCTTAAATCCGTTAAATATTGGTGCAAAGCAACGGATAGTAAGCATTCCGTAGAGACAGAGGGTAACTGGAAAATGCTTATTCCGCACATGGTTGATGAAGATACAACAGAACACCAGGTTATCCATTGGCTTGATTTAGATGCTACCCAAGACGGCAAACATCTTATAAAATACAGATTACAAGAGCAGCTGGATGCGCTTAGTTTTGAAATATCAACTAAACCGCCCTGGGCCGTGGACACATTTAAGGTGACGATATGACACAACCAATCGACATCATCTCCCGCGCCCTAAAAGACATTGGGGCTTTGGAGGCTGGTGAAACTCCCGCTCCAGCGGACTCGCAAGACGCATTTGATATGCTCAATGACATGGTTGACCAATGGTCAAATGAGCAAATGATGGTCTTTTATAAGACCGAAATTATTTTTACCCTGACCGCTGGCCAAACCCAATACACCATTGGTGCGGGTGGCCAAATCGGGGGTACTATTACTGGATCAATCAGCGGCACGACCTTAACCGTTACCAATGTCTCTAGTGGCGCCATTGCCCTTGGAATGACATTGTCAGGCTCTGGTGTGGCAGCTGGTACAAAGATTACTGGTTTTAAATCGGGTGCGGGCGGTAATGTTAATTCCAATGGAACTTACACCGTTAATATCTCGCAGACCGTAGCCAGTACGACAATTAGTGCGTATTACGAGCGCCCTTTATCCATTAATTCTGCATTTGTTAGGGTAAACACTAACTCCAATGGCCAGCCTATTTTGAATGGTGGCTTAGATTATCCGGTGGCTATTCTTAACCTAGAAAACTATGAGTTGATTGGTTTAAAGACTCTCAATGGTCCGTGGCCTCGCGCCCTGTACTATCAGCCAGGCGAATCTTTGGGAACAGTTACCGTATGGCCTAATCCATCCCAAGGCGAGATGCATATTTTTGCCGATACCCTGTTTCAGCGCTTTGCCTCCATTAACGATGAGATAGTCATCCCACAAGGCTATTTAATGGCCCTTAGATGGTGTTTAGCCGAGCGTTTGATGCCGATGTATGGAAAAGCTAGTCCAACGCAAATACAGATGATTAACGGCTTTGCTAACCACGCTAAGGCAACTATTAAACGCAACAATATGAAACCAATGCAAGTGGCTCGATTTGAGGATTCATTAATTGTAGGCAAGAGAGCAGACGCTGGCTGGATTCTGACCGGAGGCTTTTAATGCCAGACTTTGGATTTGTTGGCGCAGCTTACGAGGCTCCCTCTATTTATCAGGATGCCCAAGAATGCATTAATTTTTATCCTGAAATAGACCCCACTAAGCCGCAAGGTGACCGTGGAATCATAGCGCTTTATCCAACACCAGGCTTAGAAACTGTAGCAATTCTTCCCAATCAAGAAGAAGTGCGTGGTATTCGCACCCTGTCCGGTGGGGCTCAGGTCGTGACCGTATGCGGTGATTTTGTATATGTCATGGAATCAGACTACACGCCCAAAATGATTGGCCAGATGAATACCTCTACCGGCTTGGTCGGAATTGTGGATAACGGCGTGAATGTCTACATTGTTGATGAGACTTATCGCTATACATGGTTTATATCCAATCCATCCGCAGCAACCTTTACTGGATCAATATCAACAACGACTTTGACAGTTACCTCTGTTTTGAGCGGAACCATAGCTGTTGGCCAAGCTATTTTTGGTCAAGGAGTTTCCCAAAATACCGTCATTACTGCGTTAGGTACAGGTAGCGGTGGGGTTGGAACTTATACGGTTAGCAACTCGCAAACTGTTGCATCCACTACTATTAACTCGGTTGCCTCTCCTGCTATTGTTACTGGTGCTATATCAGGAACAACCCTTACGGTCTCTGCGGTCACTAGCGGGACTTTGCGGATAGGTCAAACCATTGATGGTACTGGCGTAACCGATGGCACGATTATTAAGGCGTTTGGTACAGGATCAGGAGGCGTAGGTACTTACACAGTTAGCGCGTCCCAGACTGTTAGTAGCACAACTATATTTGCCATGAATTGGACCGTATTACCAGCTAATGACGGCCCATTTGAAGGTGGTGGAACGGTTGATATTACCGACAATTATTTTGTTTATAACAAACCTGATTCGCAGCTTTGGGCTGCCACAGATTTATTAAGCCCTATTACCGACCCGCTATCATTTGCTAGTAAGGATGGCTCACCCGATGACCTTGTGTCGATTATTGTTGACCGCCGAGAAGTTTATTTATTGGGTGAGATGTCCTCCGAAGTATGGATTAATTCGGGCGCGGTGCCATTTCCATTTACTAGGATTCCTGGTACATCTACCCAACAAGGTATTGCAGCGCAATATTCTATGTCTCGGATGGGTAATTCGTTTGCATATGTCTCCAAAAACAATCGCGGTGAGGCAATGGTTGTGCGCATGAATGGATATTTTCCTGAAAGAATATCAACCCATGCGGTAGAAACAACCTTAGTCAATCAGAATGTGTCTAATGCGATAGCGTGGACCTATCAGCTTGAAGGCCATGAGGTCTATGTGGTGACCTTTCCCTCAATTGGTGATAACGGCCTTACCTGGGCATTTGACAACACAACTGGCCTTTGGCATAAATGGTTGTACCGTAACAATCAGAATGAATACGAGCGACACCGTGGTAATTGCTGCGCATTCTTTAACCAGCAAGTATTGGTTGGGGATTACCAAAACGGCAAGATTTATCAGTTAAGCCGCAACTATTACACAGACGATGGCCAGCCAATCCGCCGGATTCGCAGAGCCCCACACATTACAAGCGACTTGCAGCGCCAGTATTTCCATGAGTTGCAGATTCAGTTTCAGCCTGGCGTTGGACTATCTACCGGCCAAGGGGATGACCCCCAGGCTATGTTGCGCTGGTCTAATGACGGCGGCTCTACTTGGTCTAATGAATATTGGACAAGTATTGGAAAACAAGGAAAATACCTAAATCGTGCTATTTGGCGGCGGTTAGGGTTTTCCCGTGATAAGGTTTTTGAGGTATCTATCTCAGACCCCGTCAAGGCAGTCATTATTTCAGCAAATTTAAAGGCCGAAGCTGGAGAAAATTAATGTCTACACCGCAAAATCAACGGCTACCAACCAGCCCATTAATTGATAATACGGGACGGCCTACTCGCGCCTGGCAGCTGTTTTTATTAAACTTGTTGAACTTTTCAAGCGCCACAACGGCTACGGCTGGATCGGCTACTTTGCCAGCAAACCCAGAGGGATTTATTGAGGTTACCGTAAACGGTGAGTCTAAAAGAATTCCCTATTACAACCTATGAATGCACAATTACTTGCCCCTCTTAGTTTGCCGCCGACTGCGCAACGGTGGCTTTTGGACTTTTTTGATGTTATCCAAGGGCTAGATGATTGGCGCGATGATGACCCAGTAGACCCAAAACAAAAAGAAAAGGTAATTTATCAGGTTATGGTGGAATTACCCCAAAATCATTTTTTCCAAACCCATTGCCACAATTTGTTGCCTTTAGTAAGTATTCTTGTTTTGAAGTGGATTGGCGCTAACAAATTGGAAGATAATAGAGAACAATTACACAAGGCCTATATGTGGCGGGCTGCGTACTACGATTTAATATTAGAAGTAGTGCGCTTAGTTCACGGGTTTGATGGGGCGGCTCATGCTGCCGAGTATGTTGCCAAATTGTATGGCGAGACTTATGAAGATTATGTAAAGGAGTTTGAGAATGCCTGATCCAGTTACCGGTACTATTGCAGCCGTTTCGCTTGGTAGCGGCTATATGCAATCACGAGCCGCAAAAGACTCTGCAAGAATGCAAATGGACGCGGCTAATCGCGCTATGGACCAAGAACGGTATATGTATGAGCAAGGCAGAGAAGATTTAGCCCCATACCGCGAACAAGGATATGCCGCCCTTAAAGATATTGAGCGGATGAAACCATTTTTAATAGGTAGATTTGGCCAGCCCTATCAGTCTCAAGTTGGATATAGATTGCCTACAACAACAGGTCCTGCTCCAATTCCTGCCAATTATCAACAAGCCAGAGATGCTTTTCAACAACAACAACAAGCGGAAGTACAAAGAAGGATTGATGCTGGTGAGCCTTTAGCACCTCCACAATTAACAATAACTGGTAAAGATCAATTTGGAAAAGAATTTGGTCTTGCCTCAGATGCGGCGGCATTTGATAAATTCTATAACGAAAATTATGGAGCGCCAGCACCTGTAATGGGTGAGCAAACAATGCCAATAAGTGGGCCAGGTAGCCCATTTGAGGAATACTTAGACCCTAGTATGGCATTTAGAATGCGCATGGGAACTCAGGCCACAGAGCGTTTAGCCAATATTGGTGGCGGGGCAATAAGCGGAAATACGATGCGCGCCCTGACTGATTATGGTCAAAATTTAGCATCAACTGAGTATGGCAATGCATTTAACCGTTACCAGACTGAGCGTGGCAACATTTATAACACCCTAGCCAATATTGCTGGAATGGGTCAAGGCGCGGTCAATACTGGCGTAACTGCTGGGCAAAATTTTGCAGGAAGCCAAACCGGATTAATAACGGGCCAAGCAGCTGCCGGCGCTGCTGGAACAGTTGGCTCTGCAAATGCTTATAGTGGCGCTCTTGGAAATATTGGTAATGCTTATATGCTCAGTCAGTTTATGAAACCACCAGGCGGTAATCCGGCGGTACCAAATCCGCAACAAAATGCAATGTCACAAAACCCATACCAACAGTTTGCTATGTCTACTAATGCATAAGGAATAAATTATGGCAGTTAATATAAAACCAGACATCTCATTAAGCGCTAAACCACCAACAATGATGACATTGCCGGAAATGGTTAACATGGCTCGTAATGCGCAAGCATACCAGCGTGAAAGAGAAATATTCCCTGAATTGGTACAACAAGCTAAAACACAAACGCAACAATCCCAATTTACCTTAGATAAAGATCAAACTGCTGGCATTATGTCTTTAGTTGGTGGTTATCGAAATGACCCTCGAATTAATAGTGGAGACGCTAACCAAGCCGCAGAGGCAATGCAAGAAATCCGCTCTAAAGCCGTGGCTATTGGAATTCCTGAAAAACGAGTAGACGATTTAATGCGCATGGGTAACGCAATTGCGTTGCGCAATCCCAAAAACCTTGGCCAATATTTTGATAATGTAATCCAATCTCAGATTGGACCGTCTGGCCAACAAGCATTACAAACACCGCAAATCGTAAGTTCGGGCGGTCAGTCTGGCATATTCCGTGGCGGCCCTGCAACCGTAACAACATTGCCATTACCTGGAGCCGCTTCTTCGCCAGCGCCTACAGGCGTAACTCCAGCAGATATGACTGCTCCCATACTACCAAAACCAGCAGCTGCTCCGGCTGCAGGTCCAGCGTCAACATCAATGGTGCAGCCAGATACGGGCCGTTTGCCTTTAACTTATCCGGTGCGTCAAGCCGGCGTACCTTTTGCTGCGCTTCCGCAAGAAGAAACAGACCGCACCGCTGGCAGCCAATACCGAAATGGTTTAGTGCAGCGTCAGTCTGAACTGACAACGGCACGGCGTAATTTACAAGAAGTTGTTAAGACCGCACAAAAACTGCAAGAAGAATCTGTATTACCAGAAACAGGCCCTGTTGGTGCAGTTAAAAGAAAATTTGCTGATATTGTTGGTGATCCAACTTATAAACAATTATCTAAAGACCTGGCTAATGTGCAGATTTCTAACATTAAAGCCGTTGGTGGCTCATTAGATACGGTTGGCGGTCAACAATTAATTCGTATGGCAAGTGGTGACGAGACATTCCCACCAGATGTATTGCTAAGTATTGCCCGCCGCGCCGATGCCGATATTACCAATCTTGACATGATGGCAACCGGAATGCAGAGACATACCCAAAAATTTGGTGATGCTAACGCTAAACGATTCCAGCAGATGTGGTCATCAAACGCAGACTCTCGTATTTTTGAAATTATGAATATTGCGCGTGATGTTAAAGATGTTAATAAACGCAAGGAATTAACCGACAAGTTGCTTGGTGATATGGATGACAACCAACGCAAAGACCTGTATCGTAAATACAACAATTTAGTAAAATTAACAAATTCAGGTGATTTGTAATGCAAGACATTGGCCAACTTATATTAGGTGGCTCAAAACCGCCATCCCAGCAACCGTCTAAAGATAGTTTTCGTTTTGAAAATTTGCAACCCACACAGGTGCAAATGGCGGTAAAACGGTTTACTGATATGGGATATAACCCTAATCGATTACAAGAGATATTAACTACTCCTGAAAAATTTAATAATTACCCATTAGAGGTTCGTAAACAGTTTTTTGAACTGTCCTCTGGATCGCAGCCAGCAATGGCTAGGCCGTACACTAACGAGCCCGTAACCACAGAGATAACAAATAAACCGGCCGTTGCGCAACCCACTATGCGCCAAGCTGTTGCCGACCCTATTGGTGACATGATTTTAGGAAAACCAGTAGAAGTTAAGACAACCGAGCCACCAGCCCGTAAAGTTGGCAAAGTTAAAGATATGAGCGAGGCCAGCCCATTAACCCAGTTTGGTCGTACTGCTGCTAGTTTTTATGATGCAACCATTGGCAGCGTTGTTCCAGGGATTGTAGAACCAGTTACTTATGCAGGAGCCCGTGCAATTGGCAAAACGCCAGAGCAGGCTAAACAAATAAGTACGGCAGCTGCTGCGCCCTTTGAGTCTGGTATGGGCAAGACTTTTGGCGTAACAGAAACTCCAGAATATCAAAGCGAGGCAACTCGCCGCTTGTTTAATTTTGTTGGTGAAAATTTCCAAAAGGGCGCTGCGTGGATTGCTGAAAAAACAGGATTACCGGCTACCGATATTGAAAACATGATGGGAACTGTTGCAGCCGGTGGTGGCGTAAAAGCTGCGCCAGCCGTACAACGCGGAATCGTTAAGGGTGCAGAAACCGTAGAAACTGCTTTAGGAACTGCAGTACCAAAAGCCCCAGAGGCACCTAGAGTTGAACCAACTTTAGCCGGCAAACCTAAAGTAACTTATGCAGAGTTTCAGGCTCAATTACAAAACAAACAAGGTGGAACGGCTGCTACATTACCACCAGCGCCAAAAATACAAACCCCAACAATGCCTGCACCAACCAATACGCAGCCATTCCCAGAAGTTAAGTACGCACAAAAGGGCAGCGTAAATCTGCCAGAGCAAGAACAACGCAAGCAAATATTGGCTCGTGTTGGCTTAGAAAACGCCCGTCAATCCTCTATTTTGGGTGACGGTTTTGCTGCGGCTAACGAGTTTCAGACTAGCAAAGTAGACGCTCCCGTAGGCCAGCTTTACAGAGATACACTAGCCAATGAGCGGGCTACATTAGAAAACTTTGGCCAAAAAATTGTTGAGCGCACGGGCGGAACTTTAGGCCTTGATGAAACTTCTTTATATGACCGCGGCACACGAATTGCACGGCCTTTTGATGATTTTAAGAATGTACTGCAAACTCAAATGGATCAATCGTATGCCCAAGCTAAAAAAGTAGCTGGAACGCAGCCAGCGGTTATACCAAGCGACCTACAGAAATTCTTAGATACAAATTCTAACTTTACTGTAAACGACAGTTTTATGTCTTTGCGCCGCGGGGTTGAGGCTCATTTGAAAGAAAATGATTTACTTGATGCAAACGGCAAAGTAAAACCAATGACAGTAGAGCAGGCCGAAGGTTTGCGTAGATACATTAATTCGAATTGGAATAATGAGCGCTCTGGAATTATTGGCCGCCTAAAAGACAAAATTGACAATGATGTCACTAAGGTTGCTGGCGAAGATGTATACAAAAAAGCCAGAGACATTCGTACCAAAATTGCTCGCTTGTTAGATGATCCAAAAGGCGTAGCCAAGATTATGGATTACGATCCACAATCCCCAATGAATCGCGCCGTACCGTTTGAAAAGATTGCCTCAACCGTGGAGCGGATGGATGTAGACCAGCAGCGGCATTTAATTAAACTGTTAAAAGAAATGCCAGACGAATTACGGCCCCAAGCAGATGCAGCAATTGCAGAAATTAAAGCCCAGTTTGCTAATCGCATATTGCAAGAGGGCTCTAAAAACAAGGGTCAATGGAATGCCGGCAATATTACAAAATACTTAAATGACAACAATCGCAAACTTGGCGTATTGATGGAAGATAAAGAATTGGCCCAGATGGTTAAAGACTTGCATGATGCTGGCCATTTGGTCAAATATGACGCGTCCTACCCTGGCGCAGCAATACAGGCTCACAATTTAATTCGATTGGGCGCGGCACCATTATTGGGAACTTTAGGAACCTCAGTAGGCGGAGCGGTTGGAGGTGCTTTTGGCGGTGTGCCAGGCGCTGGAGTTGGAGCGACTGTTGGCGGTATGTATGGCGCAAAGAAGGGTGTGGCAATGGCAGAAAAATCTGCATTAAAACGCGCTCAGAAAAAAATGGTTCCCCTCAAAGATGTTGGTAAAGGACAATAATTATGGCAGTCAATCTATCCCCTATAGGCAATGGTTTTCAGTTTTTTAACAATGATGGCCTGCCTTTAAACGCCGGTAAGATTTTTACTTATCAGGCTGGATCAACTACTCCGCTTACCACTTATACAGATTCTAGCGGGCTAATTGCCAATACAAACCCCATTATTTTGGGAACGGATGGCCGTCCACCCTCTACTATTTGGTTAACAGAGGGATTTTTCTATAAGTTTGTTTTAAAAACTTCTGCCGATGTAACCATACAGACATATGACAATTTGTATGGAATTGTTGGCGCAACTCCACCAGCTGCAACCCCAATACCATCTGGCGGTATTTTCTTGTGGTCAGGATCAATTGGATCAATACCAGCCGGGTATGTTTTATGTAATGGATCGAATGGTACGCCAGACTTGCGAGACCGATTTGTAATTGGCGCTGGCTCATCTTATGCAGTAAACGCAACTGGCGGCTCTGCAGATGCTGTAGTTGTTACCCATACTCATGCTGCAACCTCAGTTGTTACTGATCCTGGTCATACCCATACAGCACCAATTTTCTTTCAAGATTCAAGTACCCCAAGAAATCAATTTAGAGCAAGTTTTGCGG